CGCCAAGCGGTTCACCGTTGGGGCGACGCCGCGCCCGAAAAGGTGCGCAAGGTTGCCGAGAAGAACCCCGAAGCCGAATTCACGTTCATGTTTGCTTGCCTTCCCGCGAAGGATTGGAAGGGCAAGAAGCTGCCGAACAGCGAGATGACGACGGCGGCGGTTTACATCTGTGTCGATACGAAAGAGATCGTTCAAGTCGGCGGGATGTACGCCTTCCCGTATCAGGTCGCGCGCTGGTCGATTGGCAACCAAGGCCCCTACGGCGACAGCCCGGCGATGCTGGCGCTGCCCGACGTGAAGATGGTCAACGCGATGGCTAAGACGACCATCGTTGCCGCTCAAAAGCAGGCTGATCCGACGATCCTTGCGCCGGACGAAAACGGGATGAAGGGCATTCGCTTTTCGCCCGGCTCGATTGTCTACGGCGGTGTCGATGCGCAAGGCCGCCCAATGTACCAGCCCTTCCAAGCGGGCGGACCTACCGGCCTGACGTTGGAACTCGAAAACCAGCGCCGCGAGGCAATCCGCGATGCGTTCTACGCGACGCTCTTGCTGATGGCAGACCGCGCGAACATGACCGCTACGGAATGGCTCGGGCGCCAAGAGGAAAAGCTTCGCTTGATGGGGCCGCATATCGGGCTGGTTCAAGCCGAGTGGCTCGACCCATTGGTCGACACCGCGTTCACGTTCATGGCCCGCGCGTCGGCGCCTATGTGGTCGCGCGGTCAAAACGGTTGGCTCCCGTTGCCGCCCGCGTCGATTGCCCAAGCGCCAAACCTGAAAGTGTCGTTTGTCTCGCCTTTGGCCCGCGCGCAAAAGGCGTCAGAGGCCGCGTCGCTCGACCGGTTTATGCAGTCGGTCACGCCGGTTGCGCAGGTCAAGCCTGAGGTGTTGGACAACATCAATGCCGATGAATTCTTGCGGATCATGGCCGAAGGCACGGGCGTACCGGCCAAGGTCCTGAACGATCCCAAGCTTGTCGCTCAAATGCGTCAGCAGAAGCAGCAGCAGGCCGCGATGCAGCAGATGGCCGCAATGGCCGCGCCGATGAAAGATGGCGCCGCTGCCGTCAAGAGCTTGGCGGAAGCGAACGCAACGGCGGGCGTCGGCGGCGGAATGTCGGTCGATCAGGCCGCAGGGGGTGCGCAATGAAGCGCGCCGTTATCTGGCTTCAAAACGCTTGGAAGAAACCCGACCGCGCGCGACAGGTCGGTTTTTCCTATGGCGCGGTGTTCGATACGCCGCAGGGCAAGGCGGTGCTTTCGGACCTCGCCAAATACTGCAACGTCGCGACGACCTCTTTCGTGCCGGGCGATCCGTACCAGACGGCGCTTAACGAAGGGCGGCGGGATGCGTTCAACCACATTGCCGAAATGTTGGGTTTGACGCCTGCCGATTTTCCAAACCTTGTGAAGGAGCAAACCAATGACTGACACGACAAACAACGGGACGGGGGCGCCGCCGCCTGCGGCTGGCGCTGGCGCCGAGGGCGCGGTTTCGACCGCGACCCCGGCAAGCGCGGGTGCTGGTACGGGGGCCGCTCCTCCCTCTGATTGGCGCGCGGGCTTGCCGCCCGAACTCCGTTCGGATCAGACGTTGGGCAAATACCAAGGCGTCGATGCTTTGGCGCGCGCGCACGTCGAATTGCAGAAGACCATCGGCGGTCGCGTCAAGGTTCCGGGCGACAACGCCGCGCCGGAAGAACTCGCGCAGTTCCGCAAGGCGCTTGGCGTGCCGGACGCGCCCGAAGGCTACACGTTCGCGCCGCCAGAGGGGTTCCCGGCTGACAAGTGGGACAAGGACGGAGAAGCGGAATTCCGCAAGGTCGCGCACAAGAACGGCATTCCGCCGAAGGCCGCGCAGGAACTGTTGAACACCTACGCCGCTCGGCAGGCTGCGTCTTACGGCGCTATCGAGGCCGCGCGCGCGGCGACGGTGGACAATCTCAAAAAGGATTGGGGCGACAAGTTCGCGACCAATCAAGCGCTAGCCGATCAGGCTATCGAGGCGCACGCGCGCAAGGTCGGTTTCAACGACGACGATTTCGCGCGCATGGCGCAAGTCGGGCTTGGCGAAAAGTTCATCCGGCTGATGGCCGCGCTCGGCAACGACGCCGCGCCGATCACGGGGCCGGGTACGGTTGGCGCCGCTACGTTGTCGGCGGACCAAATTCAGAGCCGTATCCGCGAAATCCAATCCGATCCGGTGTTCTTCGACAACAAGCACCGCAACGACCCAAAGCACCGGTTGCTGGTCAAGGAACAGACCGAGCTTTTTGAAAGGCTTGAAGCCTTGCGCGGGCGTGGTGCCGCATGAGCCGCGAACGCCAACAGGCCATGAGCATCGAAACCGTTCCGGCGGCGGAACGCGCACGCTTGCGCGCGAAGTGCTTGGAACTCGCGATGACGACCCGGCGCGATGGCGAAGGCTTGGACGCCGTGACCGAGCGCGCGGGGCAATACTTTGCGTGGGTGCTGAAATGACCCTCGTCAACGGTTCAAACAAAAACGCGGACACTCGTCGCCGGGCAACCGGGGGCGACCCGCTGCTAGTCGGAAAGCCCGACCGCCCGGCGCGGCGCACGCGCAAGGCACGGACCCGCACGCCGGATACTCCGTCCGTCAAACCAAACCGCCCTTTTCGGGCTTCCAACTGACGGAGGGACTTTAGATGTCCACGCAGATCACTACCGCAATGGTGAACCAGTTCAGCAGCAATGTGATGCTGCTGAGTCAGCAGAAGGGTTCGCGGCTGCTTCAGGCCGTGCGCCAGGAAACGCTGAACGGCGAATTCGGTTTCTTCGACCAGATCGGTGTCGTCAACGCTGTGGAGCGCACGTCGCGCCACTCGGACACGCCGTTCACCGAAGTGCCGCATGCTCGTCGGCAGGTCGCGATGCGCGATTTCGAACTGTCGGAAATCATCGACAGCCAGGACCGCGCCCGCACGCTCATGGAACCGCAGGGCTGGTACACGCAAGCCTTTGCGGCGGCTATGGGCCGCTCGATGGACGACGAACTGATTGCCGCGTATTTCCGTGCGGCAGGCACCGGCAAGACGGGTGCGACCTCTACGCCGTTCCTCGCGGCGAACCAGATCGCTACCAACTACGTCGAAACCGGCGGCGCCACGAACTCGTCGCTTACCATCGGCAAGCTGCGTCAGGCCAAGCTGTTGCTTGACGCCGCAGAAGCCGGGGTCGATCCCGACGAAGAGCGGTACATCGCTTGCGGCGCTTACGAGCTTCGCCAGCTTCTCCGTACCACCGAAGTCGTGTCGGCGGACTTCAACGCGGTCAAGGCGTTGGTGAACGGCGAAGTCGATACCTTCCTCGGCTTCAAGTTCATTCGCACGGAACGCCTGCCGGTGGTGACGCCGGGCACGGCGTTCGGCGATGCCAACCCCCGCCGCGTCATGGCGTGGGCCAAATCCGGCATGCTGATAGCGATTGGCGAAAGCCCCGTGACGAACGCGGCGCCGGACCCGACGAAGGGTTTCAACATCCGTCTGCACATGAAATCGACGTTCGGTGCGACGCGCATGGAAGAAGCCAAGTGCGTCGAAATCCGTTGCGGCTCGACCTACGTCTAACCCTAGCTAGGCAGAAAGGATCAACCCATGCCGAGCACCATTGCCGCCGCGCTTGCGACGGTTCCCCGCAACTACCCGCCCCAGTCGGCGGTTGGTGCGAAAAAGCGTTCCAGCATCGAGGTGTTCAACTACGCTTCCGATGCTGTCGGCGTTTACAACATCAGCGCCCCGATCCCGTCCGGCGCGCGTATCCTGGCGGTCGAACTCAATACGACGGTTTCGACCGGTACGGCCACGCTCGCTATCGGCATCGTCGGCACGGCGGGCAAGTACCGCGCCGCCGCCGCGCTGACGACGCCGGATCAGTGGGTTCAGGCCAACCCGGCGGCTGTCATCGGCGACGTTCTGACGGCTGACGAGCAACTGATCATGACGGTGGCAGCGGCAGCGCTCCCGGCGTCGGGCCGGTTGCTGGTTCGCATCATCTGGCAGGACAACTCCTAGCAGGAGGATGGGCGGGGTGTAACAGCCCCGCCCTTTCTTGATCATGGCGAACAGTACCGTCGAAATCTGCAATCGAGCCTTGGACCTGATGGGTGCGGAAGCCATCACGTCGCTTAACGACAACTCCAAGGCCGCTCGCTTGTGCCTTCGAAACTACGGCCCGGCGCGCGATGCCGTGTTGCGGTCCTATCCTTGGAACTGCGCGATGAGGCGCGCTCAGCTTCCCGCTCTGACGGACGTTCCGGCGTTTGGATACGAGCGCGCGTTTCAGCTTCCGCAAGGGCCGCTGCCCGAGTATTGCTTGCGCCTTATCGAGGTGAACGGCGAACCGATCCAAGACATCGATTATCGCATTGAAGGCCGCACGATCATCACGAACGAAGCGGCGCCGCTTCAGATCGTCTATGTCGCGCGCATCGAAGACCCGACGCTATTCGACCCGCTGCTAGACGACGCGCTTTCGGCGCGGCTCGCGGCGGATATTTCGTTCTCGCTGGCGGCAAACGCTACGCTGACGACCGAGCTTCGCAACGCTTACGTTTCCAAAATGACGGAAGCTAGGATGATCGACGCGCGCGAAGGCCGCTCGCGCGTTGAAACCGTGGCCGACGAATGGCTAAATTCGAGGCGATGACATGCCGCGCGTAGCACCTATCGTCACAAGCTTCAATGCGGGCGAATGGTCGCCGCAGCTATACGGGCGCGTCGATCTTCAAAAATACGCGAACGCCGCGCGTATTATGGAGAATTTTGTGCCGCTTCCCCAAGGGACGGCGACGCGCCGACCCGGAACGCGGTTTGTAGCGGAAACGAAATCGTCGGGTGACGGTATCGTTATCCCGTTTGAATTCAGCACCACGCAGGCTTACATCATCGAAGCGGGAAACCTCTATTTCCGCTTCTACAAGGACCGTGGCCGGATCGAGACGACGCCGGGCGTAGCGTACGAGATTGCGACGCCGTACACGTTGGCAGACCTCGAATTGCTACAATGGGTGCAATCGGCGGACACGCTCTATCTTGCGCACCCGTCTTATGCACCTCGCAAGCTTACGCGCACGGGTCACACGTCTTGGTCGCTGACGGCGATTACGTTTACGTTGACGCCTACGGAATGGACCGGCGCCAATTGGCCGGGGACTGTAGCGTTTCACCAGCAGCGCCTGTTTTGGGGCGGCACGCCGGGGCAGCCTCAGACTATTTGGGGTTCAAAGACCAACGATTTCGAAAATCTGACGACCGGCTCGGGCGCGTCTGACGCGCTGAAATTCACTATCGCGGACGGCAAGGTCAACGCAATTCAGTGGATGGCGTCGGCCAAGTCGCTGCTTGTCGGTACCGCTGGCGCCGAATTCTCGATACGCGCTTCGACGTTGGGCGAAGCTCTGACGCCGGACAATATCACGGCTTCGCCGGAAACGACGGTGGGCTGCGCGAAAATCCTGCCTATCCGCGTCGGGCAATCGACGCTGTTTGCGCAACGCGCGCGCCGCAAGATTTTTGAGATGAGCTACAATTTCGAAAGCGACGCGCAAGTTTCGCCTGAGGTTTCGCTTTTTGCCCGGCACATCACGCGCCCGAAAATCCGTTCGCTCGCCTATCAGGCCGAGCCTTGGTCGATTGTTTGGGGCGCGCGCGACGATGGCGTTTTGGTCGGTTGCACCTATATGCGCGACCAACAGGTGATCGGCTGGCACCGCCACCCTATCGGCGGTGCTGACGCAAAGGTCCGGTCGGTGGCCGTCATACCCGGCGATGGGCAAGACGAACTTTGGTTGTTGGTCGAGCGGACAATCGGCGGGGCGACAAAGCGCTACGTCGAATTCATGGAATACGAGTTTTGGGCAGCGTCAAATACCGACACAAAAGACTGCTTCTTTGTCGACAGCGGTTTGACATATTCGGGGGTTGCGACGGCGGCAATCACGGGGCTGGCGCACCTTGAAGGCCAGACTGTGCAAGTGCTTGCCAACGGCGCCGCTCACCCGGACGTAGTCGTATCGTCCGGCTCGATCACGCTTAACCGGGCGGTGACAAAAGCCCAAGTTGGCCTGAAATGCACAGCGCGATTGGAGACAATGAGCCTTGAAGCCGGATCGGCCAACGGGACGGCGCAAACCAAAACAACGCGCGTGGTCGAGGTTGGCGTGCGGTTTTGGAATACTTTGGGCGCCAAAGTAGGTTATGATGAGACAGTCGTGGGGGGCATGGAAGAAGTGCTTTTCCGCGATCCCTCTATGCCAATGGACGCTGCCCCCTTGCTGTTTACCGGAGACAAGACTGTGAAATTTCCGGCTACCTGGGACCGCGATGGTGCGATCGTGCGCGTGGTACAGGATCAGCCGTTGCCTTGCACGATTTCGGCAATGGTGCCGCTGACGATTACAAACGACGGGTGATCGGTCATGTGTCTTGAAACGGCTCTAATCGCCGCCGGTATGAGCGCCGCAACGGCTGGCACGGTTGCAAGCGGCATTGGGTTTGCGGGTACGGCGCTTTCCGCGCTTGGCGCAATCCAATCCGGCAACGCGCAGGCTCGGGCGGCTGAGTACAACGCGGCGGCAATCCAGCAACAAGCGGCGTCGAACGAGGCTTCGATACGTCG